TTCTCTCTCGACTTCTGGGACGGGAACAGATTCATTATTTGCTCCTGGAACTGGTTCAGATATAGATTATGTAGACCCGGAAGACCCAAGTCAAGGTATAAATAATCAATCTGAATCAACCGGAACTAGAAGTATTGCAACTGGCAGCTTTACTCATGCTACCGGTGATTATAGTGCTGCCTTTGGTGATAATACTTCTGCCTCTGGATATGGAGCCTTTGCCGCTGGTTCGTATACTTATGCTAGTGGTCCTTATTCAGCAGCCTTTGGAGAACAAAGTTATGCTAATGGCACATATGATTTCGTTTCTGGACTTCATGTAGAGACATCAGGAATGCAAGGTAATGAGGCTGCATTTGGTAAATATAATGATACAAATAATGCAAATGGCCCTTATCTCTTTACTATAGGTGATGGAGAGATGCAGGAGATTTATCATGAGTATGGTACACCTTCATGGGAACCTAATCCTGATGACCCTGAAAGCACTGATTCCTGGACTGAATATAATGAGGTCAGAAAGAATGCAGTAGATATCAAGACCAATGGTGATGTCTTTATAGAGGATATTGGTGGTTATGATGGAACTAATTCTTCAAATGCAACAAGACTCCAAGATGTAATTTCTGGTAAACAAGACACTCTAACTGCAGGTTCTGGTATAACTATCCAAAATAATGTTATCTCTGCTACAGGTGGTGGTGGAAGTGGACTTTGGACTTCTGGTACTGGTACTGGTTCAGTCATGTCTCCAGGTGCTTTCCAGGCTAACGGAAATAATAGTGTCTCAGCCGGTGATTATACAAGAAGTAATGGAACATCTTCTATTGCCCTAGGAACTTCAACTACTACAACAGGCCTAAGTGCAGCAGCTATAGGAGCTAATTCTACTGCAGCTGGTTCTTATTCAGTAGCTCTCGGTCATGGTCTAGGTGCAGTCAATACAGATGAGACTGCCTTAGGTAAATTTAATAACTACATTGATACTGGAACTACTGCTGAAAAGACCTTCTTCACAATTGGTAATGGTACTTCAAATAACACTAAATCCAATATCATAGAGATTAAGCAAAATAATGATGCTTATCTTGTAGGAATAGGTGGATTTGACGGAACTAATGCATCTCAGGCTTTGAGCCTTCAGACTGTTATAAATAGCAAACAAAACCAGCTTGTATCCGGTGTTGATATTAAGACTATCAATGGACAGAGCATAGTTGGAGGTGGAGACTTAGTTATATCAGGAGGCAGCTCATATACTGCGGGTAGTGGAATTTCTATAGACTCCAATAATGTTATCTCCAATACAGCCCCTTCGCCTTGGACTTTAGCTGGTTCTACTAATATAATTGGTCCTGGTGCTTTAAGCCCAACTTCAGCGGATAATCAGCTTGCATTCGGTCAAAATGCTGCTACTAGAAAACCGGGTCAAACTTTTGGATATAATGGTGCTATTGCTCTAGGAAATAGTTCTCAAGCTGCTGGAAATAATGCTGTGGCTATTGGTAATAGTGCTATAACGGCTTCTATGGGAGCCTTATGTCTAGGATATCATGCTATGACTGGAAGCAACAGTTTAAACACGGCTCACTATGCAACTGCTTTAGGATGTTATGCAACAGCTACAAATGCTAATGAAATTGGCATTGGTAAATATAATAATTCTATAAATTCTGGGACTACAGCCGAAAAGACCCAATTTACAGTTGGTAATGGAACAGCTGATAATGCTCGTTTAAACCTTATAGAGGCTAAGCAGAATAATGATATCTATGTACTTGGAATTGGTGGCTTTGATGGAACTAATGCCTCTAGTGCCCTAACCCTCCAGACTGTTATTAATAGCAAACAGAATCAACTAGTCTCTGGTGTTGATATCAAGACTATAAACGGTCAAAGTATTGTTGGTGGTGGAAACCTTGTGATTTCTGGAGGTTCTTCTTTATGGACTTCTGGAACTGGACAAAACTCTCTTGTAAGTCCTGGTGCTGGTGCTTCTTCACAAGGCTCTGATGCTTCTGGAATAGGTGCTATTGTCATTGGAGAGGATGCCAACGCCAATGGAGACTATAGCTTTGCACATGGTCAAGGCACAATGGCCAATGGTGATTACTCTGCAGCCTTCGTATCTTCTAATTCAACCGGAGACTATTCCTTTGCTGCTGGTTCTGGTGCAGATGCTCAGGCTGCGTACTCAGTAGCAATTGGTAATAATGCAAGAACTGTATTTGATAATTCAGACCCTAATGCTCCTATTAATGCAGAAAATAGCATTGCTATAGGTTATACTGCTGAGGCTTATGGAATGAATTCTTTGGCTCTTGGTGGAAGAGCAGACGGTTCTTATTCAGTAGCTCTCGGATATGGTTCACATGCTCAGGGTAATAATAGTTTTGCATCTGGTGAAAATGCTTACGCTAATGGATTGCGTAGTACTGCATTTATTGGTTCAACTGCAGAGGAAAATTATAGCTTTGCTGCTTCAACCGGTCATGCCTATGCACATTATTCTACTGCCTTGAGTGGTGGTGAAGCACGGGGTGAAGGAGCATTTGCAGTCGGTCAAGGAAACCAGGCCTACGGATATGGTGCAGCAGCTCTTGGATACATGGCTCAGACTTATTCACAGGCTGATGGTACTGATGTTTCTGACCCTAATGCTGGTGAAGTAGCTCTTGGACGTTATAATTATAGTGAGCAGGGTATTGTCTTTACCGTAGGTTGTGGTTATCTTGATGAAACAGATCCTGATAACCCTCAGGAAGTAAGACAAAATGCTGTTGCTATAGATTCTACCGGTAAGATATTCTTGAAGGGACTTGGCGGATACACTGGAACCTCAACTTCTGGATGCACCGACCTTGCAAGCTTCCTTAACAATCTATAATAGGTTAATATGGGGAGGGCCTTTATCTAGACTCTCCCCTTAAATAAAATAAAGTCATGTCTGAAGAGGTAGTAAAGTGTATAAAAAGACACTGGTATGAACACGCTGCTATGCTTGTTTCTATAGTCTTAATGATAGCTTCCTTCCTAGTACCTCCGACAGGTGTTATAGATGGTTCTGTCTTGATGGGAATTGGAGAGATTGGTGCCCTAGCTGCTGTCCTGAGTTTCCTAGGCAATCTTCCAGAATACTTAAGGGCGGGAGCCAAAGCAAAGATATCAAAAGGAGACCTAAACTTAGAAATAAACGGAAAAGATGATGAATAATTACTTCTCCCTATACGAATTCTTCTACTCTGACACTGCACTATCCAAGAAAATACCTAATTGGCCTGAAGATTTCTGGGTTATAGATAATATCCGGGAAAAACTATTGCCAGCCTTAAATGGATTACGTGAAGCTTGGGGTAGTGGAATAAGGATAACATCAGGGTATAGAAGCTTAGAACTGAATACTGCAATTGGTGGAGCTAAGAAGTCAATGCATATGAAAGGACTAGCTGCTGACCTTGTTCCTGGAAATGGAGACTTTAAGTTATTTGAATATTTTGTACCGACCTATTTTCAAGATAAACCCTTTGACCAGATAATTCTAGAACAATCCGGGAGCTCAAGATGGGTTCACTTTGGAATAGAAGGGGATGATGGGAAACAGAGAAAACAGGTTCTTGGTATAAAAATATAATCTTAATCAATGTCTATGGAATCCTAGGGTAATCTTTTATCTTAGGATTCCTTTTTTATCTCAAAAATCACTTTGTTTTAAAAGCCATTTTTGCGGTTTTTTGGCATATTTTCAAAAATCAGCTAGGAAAGGTTAAAATTACAGTAAATTTTTATTGTTTCTCAATAAGTCGCCCCCACTTTTTTTCAATTTTTTCTTTCAACGCCTAAATTAATGAGATAAAAGATGAAGGAGATATTATTCCCTTGAAATGATAAAAAAGGGATAAAATTCGCCCTGAAATCCTTATAAATAGATAAGAAATAGACTCTGAAATAGTATGATTTGCGTCTATAAGTGAGTCAAATTCTTATATATAGAAAGAATACCCGTTTCGTTAGTTTTTCATAATAATTGAACCCTGTATAGCCCTGGAGACCGTACACCTCTTAGGGCTATACTTTAATATGAATAACAACGAGACAAAACGAAACACAAAAAAAATTAATTATTATGAAACACACTAGTGAAACTTTTTTGTCCGTCCCAGGTTATGAGGGACTCTATGAAGTATCTGACAAAGGTAATGTTAAATCTCTAAGAAGCGGTAAACTATTAAAACAATCCAGTAATAAGGATGGCTATAAGATGGTCTCCCTGACAAAGAATGGTAAATCAAGAGGCTTCAGTGTTCATAGACTTGTAGCACTAACATTTATCCCTAATCCTCAAGGTCTACCAGAAGTAAACCATAAGGATGAAACCCATGATAATAATGTCTTGGAGAATCTTGAATGGTGCAGTAAGGCTTATAATAGAAACTATGGAACCTACCGTGAAAGAATGTCAATGATAAAGAAAGGCAAACCAAGAGCAACAAAGAAACTAACTCTTCAGGACCTAGAACCTAAAAGAATAATTGACTTAACTCCATCTGCTGAAACAAAATTTTTCAATAAACGTTCATCCTGGCTACAAGAAAATGAATGCCTAGATGAAGAGATGGCTATTGAAGTGATAAATTTTTAAGGAGGAAACAACAATGAAAAAATTACTAAGAGAAAGCGAAGACCGGGAATATCAATTTCGTGCTGATATTTGGGACTTGATAGATAAATATCCTGAATTCTTTGGTAAAGATGATACATGTGTTGTCTTCTATGATGAGGAAGACAATAAGTTTTATACATGGAGACTACAAGGAATTGACAGAGATAAACTCAAGAAGCATATTTTAAGGCAAAGTGGATTTAAACAATCTGATATGGTTGAGTCATATGATGAAGAATATGAGAGTTATTCTGAAACATATGAAAAAGAAATATAGGAAGCCTTCAAATCCTTATATAGTGGAATAATTTTTGTATAAGAAAAATAAAAAACAGTGAACAATATGAAAACTATAACTAAAATTGCTGCCATGACTGCTGATGGAAAAGTTATGGCCTTATTTGACAGCCCTAAAGATGCAGTACAGAAATTAGGACTAAGACCTTGTGCTGAAAAAAGAATACATGATTGTCTTTGCTACAAGAACCAGAATGACTATGCCTACGGTTTTTGTTGGGGATTCAAAGAAGTAGAAATTGATTAAATATTTTGCCATAATAAATTAGATATTGTCTATGGGAGGTTTGAATGTATCTCCCTTAGACCCAAAGTTATTCATAATTAAATATTCCAAGAAAGGGTTATTCTCAAGATAGCCCTTAGATTTGTTGTTCATTGTTGTTAGAGGGAGGCTATGGATGGGATATCTCTAGTCTCCCCAATAATGAATAAAATTTACTTTCACTTTACAAAATCTGCAAATTTGAGACAGTGGTCAATTTTTGCATATTTTCCAAGGTGGCAGTAAAAAATAATGTATTAATTCTATGCTATTCTATGATTATACATAAACCAACAAAAATAACTTTCCAGAACAGAAAAGAAGCTAAGATGGTAATGGGAAGAGGAAGATATGAAAGATTGGTTCTAAAGGGTGAGTTTGATTTTATTGAAACACCTAAAAAAGAATCCATAAAGTAATTCTAATTGTCTAGGCTAACTGGACTTAAAACATTTCTATGATGATAGATAATAATTTTGTATTCTCTGTGAGTCTTAGTGTTGACTCATATAGAGATAAAAAAGATGCCTTAGAGTCTATTGCAACACAGGCTCTGGCTAAGAAGAATGGACATAAGAAAAAGATGTCCTTCCTAGAAACAACTACAACAACAGATGGTTTTATTAGTTCCATAACTTCTGGTCATACCTATTGTGGCGGAATATTTAGACTTCCCCAGGACTATACAGAAACATTTACAACTAAGGATGGTGGAAAATATACTTGCACACCGTACTATAAAGATGATTCTAGTCTTAAAGTCCAGTTTAAGTCAGACAGAAACTTCACATTCGGACAGGTTATAAGTATTGATATTGATGGAACTAGATTCAATGACCCAGAATTATATGTACAAAGTCTGAGTCTAAAACCTACCTTCTACTATACATCTCCTAGTGATAATCCCCAGGGTCTGAGAAAATTTAGGATAGTCTACGTTATATCAGTACCACTGGATAAAGATGGATATGAACTTGCAACAAAAGCTATCCATAAGCAGGCTGAAGTAGATACCATAGAGTTGATAAAAGATTCTTGTGGTGAAAGATTCAGTCAATATTTTAATGGCAACACTAAGGCACAGGTCTGGAAAACTTATAATATCCTAGAGCCGGGAGACCTTAAGCCAGTTATAGATAAATATGGAATAGAGCTTGATGAAAGAGCCACAGAAGAATCAATGTTTTCTTCAAGTCTACTAAATGATATGGAAAACCTTGATTACACGAAGTTCATGCACTATAATTCCCTGAAGTATGATTATTTTTGGTCTTCTGTGGAGTTTAAGGATGGAGAAGAATATAAAGAACTCCAGGCCGGAAAAGATGTAGTGATACTCTTTAGATGGAATGGAAAATATGTAGATGGTGAAGGTAGAAGAAAGAAACTCCAGAAGTATGCATCCCTGAGAAGAATAGCTAGACCTTGGATAACACCAGATGAGCTACTATTTAATCTTTACGTAGACAGGGAGAGATTTTTTGATAACACTGATGGAGTTATAACACTAGATTGTCTGAAAAGAAAGGTAGAACTAGCATTTTCAAAAAGTATAGATGAACTAAGGGAAGAATTTAAATCAGTCCTTGAAAAATGTCCGTCTAAGTTTGTGATTAATCCTAAAGTTATTCTGAAACAAAGGGCCATAAATAAAGCTAAGAAAGATATCCACTGGAAAGAGATTAAGGCCAACTATAATCCCTCAGTGTCGGTAAAAGAAAACCTAGAGAATCTTAAGGCCAAAGGAATCAAAGTACAGAAGACTACACTCTATGAATATTGCAAAGAAAATGGTATAGAAACTAATCCTAAAGATGAAATTAGAAATAAGATACTTGAAATATATGATTCTTCCCTTAGTCTTAGGAAAAACTTAGAGGTCTTAAATGAACATGGTATTAAGATATCACTAAGAACATTAAATAAGTTAGTCAGTGGTGTTAACTCAGATTCAGACTCACAAAAGGCTGAATCTGATACTGACTCTACTTCTAATGATTCGGGATACTCTTATGCTACTATGCTACGCAGCAATATTATAGTAGAAACGGAAAAAAGTATACACTCTGATTTTGATACTATTTTTGGGCCTCTTGTAGTTCCAGATGTCATTCCTACCTGTTCTTCCAATCCAGAAGAGGTAATTCATGCAGAATCTTCCTTTACTTGGAATTTTGAATTACCTGAATTTATATTTTGACTTTTCTTCAAATTCTGTTATATTTGGAGCCGGATAATTAAAACATCTCTCTTATGTCAAAGCTTAAATTAAATCCGGCTACCAAGAAGGCCCTGAAAGAATCAGAGGATAAAGCTCTGTTCTTGAAGGATTATCTGATTAAAAATTATACTGTCGCTGACATGACAGATATAATTTCCTCTTACTATCTTGATGAGGCAGCTAATGTTCCCAAAGTCAAGATTTCTCAGGAACAATTTGATAAGTTCTTTACTATTCCGAAAAAGTAAAAAAGGATATAGTAATGGCCCCTGGAGTTCTTTCTATGATTTGTCTCTCCAAGGGCCATAACTTTAATCCCTGAATACTGTTTCCATTATTGTATCCATTTCGTGAGGACTTAGATTCTGGAAGGCTATATCAAATCCTTCACGTACTTCTTTGTCCCTCTTGACGTTTTCCTGGATTTGTCTCTCTTCGGAAATTCTCTGGTCTCTTCTTCGTTCCAGGGTAGATTGAGACTTGAGAACAGAGACATCCAAGAGTTTTGCATAATCTTTAGTCTGGGCTTCCGTTGCGTGGCCTAGAATCTTTGAAACAATAGAGAGTGGGGTGTCATTATTTATCAACCGGACCGCCCCACTATGTCTTGCTGTATGAGTGGTTATATTCTTCTTGATACCAGCCAGTTCAGCAATATTTTTCAGATAGGTATTATATTTCTGTGGGCTGGGTACTTGAAGGTCATATCCATACTTTTTCCAGATTTCCAGAGCAACACTGTCAATGAGAACTGTATAGGGAATTCCAGTCTTTTTCCTAGGTTTTTTGATATATGGACCGTACTTAGACTCCATTACATCATCCCAGGAAAGTTCACGCAGGTCAGAATAGGAAAGACATGTATGAGCCTGAAAGATAAATAAGTCTCTGTAGTGATTTAAGGATTCATTCTTATAGTCATGGTTCTGGATAGCTTCAAGTTCCTTTTCAGTCAGATATACAGCATCCTTCTTGACTTTCTTGATTTTGACTAGTGCACATGGGTTAGATGGAATATGGCCGGAATCAAAGGCAAACTTAAAGATGGTTTGAACTTTTCTGTAGATTCCACGAGAGGTTTCATTTTCATATTTTCCCTCTAGCCATGTCTTAAATCTTAGAATCTCAGCAGAACTAACACTAGAGGCTTCCATTTCTTCAGAGGCTCCAGAATGTTCTAGAAAATATTGCCAATTCTGCTTATATTTCCTATAGCTATCTTTTCCTAAGTTCTGGCCTTTTACCCTCTCTTTGATAATCTCATCCCAATCATTCCAGAGCATAGCCAGAGTATAGGTATCACAGAAGCCAGATTGAATGAACTTTTTAAGATTTTCTATGCTTAAGGGAATATGTTTAAGCTGCATCTGGAAAATCTTAGACTGGACGGAGGTATAAGTTTCTTCAAGGTAGGTTTTAATTTCAGACTTCCTCTTTGAATCAACTGCCTTCTTGAATTCCCTAGGGTCTTCTTTCCTAGGCAATGTTAAGATACACCTCTGGCCTGAAAGAATAATGCTCATCTCTACCGGTGCTTTCCCTGTTTTCTTAGATGCCTTAGCAGGACGGCACATGAAAGTAATGCTAAATGTAGTTCTCATAATAACTTACACTAGGTTAAACATCAGTCGCACTATGAGAATGAAGTAGTCGCAAATATAGTAAGAAACCTGGCAGGAAACAAGTGGATGGGGAAAAAGAAAAACCCCTTCCACCGTTGTAGGAAAGGGTTTTGATATTCTTAAGCTCCCCAGCTAGGACTTGAACCTTAGCTGGAAACTATCTCATTATCAATACCTTTCCCCTGTGGCTATCTCTAAGGTAGTCGCAAGTACTGTCATTTCATAGAACTTAAGGCAAATATAATAAAAACAACTAATATGAACAATACTATGAACAACAAAAATAGAAGTGATAAAGAGGTCTTGGGTTGGATTTCACAGGACCTTAAAAATAGATATTCCTGGATTTCAAATGTATCTTTTCCAGAACAAGAAGATTACCTCCTAGACCTTTCCATGCAGACAGAATATGGTGAGCTCAAGGCAGAAGTAAAGACCTCCCGGAATCATGAAATAAAGACTGAAGATGGAGAGTGGAATCCTTACTTTAAAGTTGGTAATCCTGATGGTATACTAAGATTCTCAAAACTATTCCAAGGCTTAGAGATTCCGGAAGATAAACATGTCTATATGATTAATGCTTCAGCCAAGAAAGGAAATAGATTATCCCTCCTAGACCCAAGAAGTAAATTCATGGAGATAAAGAAGAATCAGGCTGCATTAATTTATATCTCAAAGGGTGGATACTTAGTTTGGGATTATAAGGCATTAGCAGATAGTTTCCTGGGTTTTGCTTGGACTTACTGCTATCATACGGAAGACTTCAGAAAAGATAATACACAGGAAAAAGAACTTAAGGCTCTATTTGCATTTGAAGGAGCTAAGTGGATAAAGACAACAACAATATTCAACTAAAGGCTATGATAACAGGAATAATTTGTGGTGCAGTTGTTTTAGTTCTCTGCATCCTACTACATATAGAAAATAAAAAGAATCAAGAGCTCATAGTGGTTCTTGAGGATTTCCGAGAGATAATTATAGAACTTGAAGCCAGAGTTCGTGATTTAGAAAAACAAGATTTCAACTAGGGTTATGATAGGCACAATAGAAGAGCTCATGAAGAAAATAAAGGAGCTGGAAGAGGAAGCAAAGAAATCCAAGCTAGAACCTATGGGAACAGAAGAAGATAATATTATGAATGAGAAAGAACTTGAATATACGCTGAGTAAAATAAATGAGGCGTTAGAGGGAAAGAAATACAAAGTAACACCAGAACTTCTTGCTGAACTTAAGAAGAAAAGTAAGGAAAGAAGAAAACAAAAATAAAATGACAATAGTTCTAGGGATTATCTTAGTTGGTTTTCTAGGATATCACATCAAGAAGACCAGATATTATAAAGGGGCAATTGAAGAGCTCCTAGTGTACATTGATGAGGAAGAGATATGATAGTCTTAAATCTTTTCCTCATCTCTGTAATATGGGTTGTAATTCTTGACCTCAGTGGTTTCATGACCGTATTTAAGAGATATTTAGGAAAATTACTTAAAATCTCACCGAATTTAGCTCAAAATCTAGAATTAAAGCCCATTGATTGTAGTTTTTGCATGACGTGGTGGAGTGGTTTGTTATATCTCATTCTGATTCATAAAATTTCATTTATATATCTAACAATAACACTACTCTTTTCCTTCTTTACCACGTCTACAAAAGATTTCTTATACCTAGTCAAAGACATCATAGACTGGGTTATAAATAAAATTGGGAGAAAACTTTTATGACATTTACTAAAGAACAATTGGAGAAATTAAAGGAAGCTGAGAAACAATTTAAAACAGCACGTGATGGATACGTAAGATATGCCACAAGAGCTTTAAATGATTTAGTGGCTAACACATATTTTGAAGCTACAGGTCAAAAAATCCCTTCAAATTGGTCTTGTAGTATTTGTGTTTTGAATTTATACAGGAAGGTTGGTTATTTCTATCTTAAGGACCTAGAAGAATTAGAGAAACAAACCTCTTCTGAACCTGAACCTTTGCCGCTGGAAGACACTGGGTTAGATTCGCCAGAGAAACCAGTCGCAAATAAGAACAAAAAGAAAGATGGGAGCAGACAGACTAAATAAATATCAATCTTTTGTTGAGGCTGGCGGAAAGAACCCAGTGGAACAAAACCAGCGGAAATATAGGATTGGTGAAGTAATAAAGATGATAACTAAAGGCTGGTCTAGAACTGCAATTATAGAACATATACAAGAGCTGTGGGAAATTAAAAGACAGACAGCTAGTGAATATGTTAAAATGGCATATGAAGTTCTAGGTGAAGCTAGTGATGAAGTAGTTGAGAATTCCAGAAATATACAGCTTGAAAGATTAGAAGATATACTTAAAGCTGCCCTAGAATCTGGTGATAAAGCTAATTCTCTAAAGGCCCTAGATATGATAAACAGATTACACGGCCTATATATTGAAAAGAAGGAAGTTAAGCTAGATACACAAAAGCTTAGATTCTCTTTTGGTGATGAGGCCGAGGATGATGTTTATGGAGAAGAGGGCCAAGATGAAGAGGGTGGTGGAGATGAATGAAAACTAAACCACTAGTATTCAAAGGATATAAACCTAAACCCTGGCAGAAAGTAGTACACCAAGCAATAAAGAATGGTGGTTTACGGAATGAAAATATATATGTAGTAAAGAGCCCAAGACAGATAGGAAAATCCATGATAATTGAACAGGAACTACTAAGAGCTTCTATCAATAATTCTTATGCTGTTTCTATCTGTCTTTCTCTTACTATTCCCAACTGTAGAAAGATATATAAAGATTTGGTTAATGGTTGTATAGAGTCTGGAGTTATAGCAAAGAATAATGACAGTCTTCTCTATATTGAATTTATAACCGGGTCTTCAGTCATTTTCTTATCCGCCCAACAAAAAGAGACACTAAGAGGTTATACAGTAAAGAATGGTGGAATCTTATGTATTGATGAAGCTGCCTATATACCAGATGAAATATTTAACCTAGTCTTTCCATTTGTCTCTGTGAATAGGGCGGATATCTTAATGACTAGTACTCCTCGGTTAAAGACAGGAACTTTCTACAATTATTTTATGATGGGTCTAGCTCACAACTCACCTAAAATTCATTCCTTTGACCTTTGTGAATTTGATACCTCTGAGTTCTTAAGCTCTGAAAAGAAAGAGCTATATAGAACTACAATGCCAAAGAATCAATACAGGACAGAGATACTAGGAGAGTTTATAGATTCTGGTGGTAATGTTTTCAATATATCTCCTGAATCATATCTACCAGCCAATTCAGGAAACCAAGGATATGATAACTCTGGTCAAGATTATTACGTGGGAATAGACTGGTCAAATGGAGGTGGAGGAGATTATACTGTTGTTTCTATTCTGGATAAAGATGGAAGACAAAGAGGAATTCACTATGACAACACTAAGGCCCCTAATGAACAAATAAACCAGATTGTAGATTTTCTGACAAATAAGATAGACCCAAGGAAAATAAGAAGGGTTTACGCAGAGTCTAATTCAATGGGTGCTGTCTACATAGATATCATTAAAGAAAGATTATCATCCCAGCCATTTGAAGTTGAATCCTTTACTACAACTAATGCCACGAAGAGAGAAATAATAGAATCCCTTTCCGTAGATTTTGATAATTCTAGGATTAAACTAATGCATAACCGGGAACAAAGGAATGAACTCTTAGCCTATTCAATGGAAATGACTAAATCCGGACTAATAACTTACAATGCTCCTTATGGTCTACATGATGATTTTGTTATAGCTCTGGCCTTGGCAAATTATGGAAGAAATAAAGAACAAAAAACCTCTACCTATTCCTTAAGCTTTGGAGATAGAAGAGGAAAATCAAATTACAGAAGACATGATTAAGATAAAATATAAATCCTGGGATGAAGTATCAATAAAGCTCTACAGGGAAATCTCAGAAATATGCCAAAGAGACTGTGAACCTTTGGATAAAAATATAGCTCTAATCTCACTCTTATCTGATACACCTGAAGATGATATATGGAGTCTTAGGATGGATGATGTAGAGCCGCTGTTTCAAGAGATAGGTTGGCTATGGAATTTTAAGTTTAATAAGAATTGGCATGGAAAGAAGATAAAAATAAATGGCCACTCTTATACAATTTCAGTAGACCTTCAAGATTTTACAATATCACAGTACATAGACTTTCAGAACCTATGGCCAAAACTTAAGGAGGATGACACAGTTTATCCACAAATCTTAGCCACCTTTATAGTACCAGAGGGAAAGAAATATAATAAAGACTATGACCTCCAGGAAACTATTCGTGAGATTGATTCTTTCCTTCCAATAACCCAAGCAAATTCCGTACTCCATTTTTTCTTAATCTCCTTGGCTCGTTCAATCAGGGCTACAGAAATTTGCTACACCCTGTTGATGAAGATACTTCAGAGGAGAGCGAAGACCAAGGAGGAGAAGGAGAAGATAAAGATGCTGAGGGAGGAGACACAAAAGATGATAAACCAGGCTCAGCTTATACTTGGTTCTCTATGATTGATACAGTCTCTGAAACAACACATCAACCTTGGAGTGAAATCTGGGATATGGGAATCTATGAGTTCTTTAATATCTTAGGTTTTGCATATTCCAGGGCAGAAAGAAGGAAAAAAGAAATGATGAAATGGAAGAATCAAAAGACCTATTAAGAGTGTCCCAGTTTTTCCGTTTCTAATATAATAATGTTGCGTAGCATATACAACATAGATACCCCAGTCTCTTCGCCGAGACTGGGGTAATTCATAAACCACAAGATAAGATATGCCAAGTGAATTTACAAACCTAAAGAAAGCCTTGGAAGATTATATGGAAGCTGTCTCTAGAATCTACAAAGGAAAGCTACAAAGTGATGGACATAAAGCAACAGGAAAACTTATAGGGTCCGTAAAAGCTAGTGTCATTATAGGTTCAACACAATACATAGGAGAGCTTAGACTTGAAGATTACTGGAAATATATAGAATACGGAACTAAACCTCACTGGCCTCCAAAAAATGCAATCCTAAGGTGGATACAAGCTAAACCAATTCTTCCAAAGGCCATTAACGGAATAACACCCAGCCAAGACCAACTAGCTTATCTTATAGGCCGGAAAATATCACAGGTAGGAACAAAGGCAGGCGGAGAACTAGGACAGACAATAGATGAAGTTAATGCAAGTTTTCGGCCTATCATTGAAGCTGCTGTAGAAAAAGACTTGGCTGGAGAATTAACCGTTATCTTCAATAATTTCTAAGTTGCGACTGGAATCAAGAAAACATATCCTAGGCCACTTAGAATACATAATTTCAAACCCTACAACGACTTTTAAAATATGATATACAACGGACAAGACTATCAACCATATGCATCAGTCTTTTCTATGCCAACCTCAGGAACCTTATACTTCTATTATTCTCTAGGTACACCGACTGACCCAGTTTCTCTAGATTCATCTACCTCAAATGTAGTGCAAGTAGATATAGCTGTAGTAAGTTCTATTACATATGCATTTGTTCAAGCTGCATATAATGGAAATGGGACCTATGAAGATGAAGTAGAAATAAGAATTGCATCATCTCCTATGGCTATTCTTAGACACTTTTCCTGGACTACTATTGTTGGTACTGCTTCCTATAGTGGACCAATCTGGAAGGACTATATCTATCAGGTTCCATTCCAAGCCCCTAGAGTTCAGTATAAAGTAAAGAATAATGGAAATGATATCTATAAAGGCTGGTGCTATGAGACTGGACAAGAACTAGAAATATGTGTAAATGATGTAGCAAGAGATTATCTACATACAGATTTTCCTAGTGCCTTAAATACATGGTATCAAGACTACAATGCATCCAAGGATTTTGAACTCTACATTGGTCAAGATGAAAATTCTGAACCAACATCAAAGGTAGCAGACATACATTTTAACTATGACTGGTCCTACTCAGACTACCTAGATTATCAATATGACAGGTGGCTTGCTATGGAACCGCTACAAGACTTCTATGATACCAGACAATACCAAATCTTTTCAGTCAATACCTATGCAACCTTGACTAATAGAAATGGAATTGAATATATAAATCTGAATGATGCACGAAGTCATATTAAAACACAACTTCCAGCAGGTTCCTATAGACTATATAGCTATGAAGCAGAACCCTTGAAGATATATAAATTCACAGTCAAGGAAAATTGTGGTATACGGTATTGTCTCTACTATGTAAATTCAAGAGGAGGCTGGGATTCTGTTCTTGTGGATGGTGTAGCAACTCAGACAGACAAATATGACCGTGAAACTTATACTCAGAACTATAGAACACCTAGTATTTCCCGTGGTGTCATAGAGTATAGAAATAATATTACCGAATCCTGGACACTCTATCTACGTTCCCTTGGAGATTCACAAAATAAACTCTTCCATAACCTATACGAATCTACAAATGTCTACCTTCATGACCTAGAGGAAGGAAGAATAGTACCAGTCATTATAACCTCTAGAGAAATGCAGTATAAGACTAGGAAGAATCAAGGAAAGAAACTTTATTCATATGAAATTACAGTAGAGAGTAGCCAGAGAAAACTAAGAATGTAAAGATGCTAGAATTATATATAGCCGGAATTAAAGCAGATATCCCAGAGAATTTTAGTGTCTTATTCAACTATAATTCAACAGAGGTATCAAATCCGACAGCCATAAAAAACAAATATTCATCTTCCATTATCCTCCCAGGAACACCAGAGAATAATAAAATCTTTGGTGATATCTGGAAGCTTGGAAGACTATTGATACCTAAAGAATCAGAATCCAACCTACCACATACTACAGGAAGACTGATAAGTGGAGTTAATTTTGATGCCAGGAAGAGAGTAGACTTCAAGATATATAATAACTCAGACCTTATAGAATCTGGTTATCTACAGCTCCTTGAAGTAAATATAGGCCTGGAAGAAATAACCTACAGACTATCCCTTTACGGTGGACTTGGAGACTTTTTCTACACACTCCAGTATGATGAAGATAATGTTGAAAAGAACTTAGCTTCCTTATTCTGGGGTTGGAAAGAGACAAAAGGAGAAGAAGATACAACATCCTTAGGAATCTGGAATAGAGAATTTATCAGAGATTCATGGGCTAAGATACCAGATACACCAAGGGGAGGAGATATAGAGGAAGATATAACTGCAATTCCGACATATTCTGGAATGTATGAAGACTTTAGTTCTTCTAAGGTTCTCATTAATGTTCCAAGTCTATCCTCCTATTATAGTCAATCCTCGGTCCTATTTCCAAGCTCTGTAGTAAATGATAATAAGACCTACTCACTCTATGATTCAAAGTATGCTCTCCTAGAAACTCCACGTGAACTAGATGAATGGGAAGCAAGAGACTTAAGAGCAGAGTATCAGAGAGTGGGAGTTAGGTTTTCTAGTTTCTTTAAGGCCATCTCTAATCCCCAGAATAATGGAGGTTATAATGTTGTCTTAGACCCAGATATTGAAGATACACCATACTTCCAAAAATCATGGATACTCTTGGATAGACCGGTCTTTGAAGAAATAACAACAGACCCTCTTAGTCCTAGTACTGGTGAGATTCATATCCTGAGTTCTGAAAGTTCTGTATCAAAGGATTTCATGTATACAGACTCCCAGCAATCTATCTTTAATACTAGTACCTACGTTAACCCAAGATTCTATGCAAACATTAATGTAGGGATAGATTTCACTCACCCTGTCTATGGAGAATACTACGGTTTCATTCCTAGTCCTGCAAGTTGTGGAAATAATTATCATAACTCAAATACAGCCATATGGGATTCACTTGGGGCTAGAATTGAAATGTATAACCCTGACACTAATGCTCTTATTTCTAATTCTGACACATTCATTCTTAGAAATAATGGAATGACTGTAAATGGAAGAATCTATGGCTCTATTGATGATGCAAGAGATGATATCAGAGATAGAATTTACAGGGAGATTCAGAATGAAGTTTACTCACAATATGGAGGAACAAGAAGACCAGTCAGGAATTCAGATTATAAGAGAGAAAGAACATCTAGGAGTGTAGTTGGTCAGACAGTATATGATAACTATAAGAGTATTGAAAATATAAACCTTTCCTGGGAAGATATGCCAGTGAACTCAAGATTTAAACTTAGACTAAGACTATTCAAAATTAGAGTTCAAGGTGCATATTCTTCAGACTCTCTTCCTGCATCCTTCTGGTCTTGGAGTACATCTATTGGTGCTTTCAATGAGTGGTGGGAACTTCTATATCAAGGAACAGATGATACCCTAGTAAGACGTCTAAACTCTGAGATTATTGCTACAGACTCATTCCTTAAGATAGAATCAGCCTATTTCCTTGATGATAGTGCAACGGAAGAGATACAGGCTAGAAGTATAACAAAGGGAAGGATATTTTCAAGTTCATCAAATCCCCTTAAATATCTCCTGGACTGGACTAAGATGTTTGACCTAAGATTCAGGACAGACCAGTATGAAAAGATAGTATATATTGACAAAAGACAAAACTACTTCTTAAATGAAACAGGAGACCTTAGAGTAGACCTGGCTAAGGGAATTAAACTTGACCCATCCGTTGCCAAGTATAAAGCTTTCTCCTACGGTCTACCAATTCCTGAATCCTATATGTCTCAACTCTATTCAAGGAAGACATCTGAGCCCTATGGAAAAGTAAGGTTGAATACTGGCTATGAATTTAATAATGAGACAAAAGACCTATACGAAGATAGTGTCTATAAAGCATTGATTCCATATGCCATGAATTCCTACTACTTCAGCCATCAAGGGACCGGTGATATCCCTAGTGTAGCTCTTAGTCCAACCTATGATTATACACTATATACTACTTCTGGTGCTGATGATAACTATTCTCAGACAATAAGCTCAGCATGGGAATTTATAGCCTCTTCATATAACACTAAATATCTAGACCCTCATCCTAAGCTCTGTATATTCAATGAGGATGATAACTCTCTTTCAGGAGTTAATAGTATAGTGTTCTTTAATGGATTCTATAGCAACTCAGATATCCAGATTTCAGATAATGTTCAGGCTATGTTTGACCTAAATGAAAGCCCATGTTATCTCTTATCTAGAAGCATGAATGAGGTTGAACTTCCACAAGATATTCCTGTCTTCTTTAATTCATATGCCTCTCCTTCAAATCCTACCGTCTATACTGCTTCATTCAATTTTGGAGCACCTAAGAAAGAGGTAAAGAATTCTGAGGAAGATTATGAATATAGAGCTCCTATATACTACGGATTCTGGGACCTCTATACCCAAGACCTCTATAGTGCAGATTCAAGGTCAATCCAAGTTTATGCATTTATTGAGGGAAAGCCGGAAGATATGATGAGGAAGTTCTGGTACTATGATGATTCACTATGGGTTATCCAGGAAATAAAGAACTATAATATATCTAACCCACATGTACCTACACAGATGGTCTTGGTTAGAGTAGAAAATCCGACTAATTATTTAACGTAAGATGGCAGAAGAAGTAAAAAAGATAATAACTGTTGAAGTCGGAAAATCTATAACTAGTGTCCGAGACTTCAAGAAACATATAGAAGACCTACGTGGTGCTCTCTTAGGACTTAACGAGGAATCAGAAGAATATAAGACTATAGCAGAACAGATAGCTACCGACCAAGAAAAACTAAATGAAGTGATGAAGGTTGGTAAAGGTAATACTGACTCCGCTGCTGGGTCTTATAATGAACTGAATAATCAACTTAAAGCACTACGTCAACAGTATAAAGCACTCTCTGAGACAGAAAGAAATAGTGCTACTGGTCAAGGAATACTTCAAAATATTACTAAGCTAGACACACAGCTTAAGGATATTGATGAAAGTATGGGCCAATATTATAGAAATGTAGGTAATTATAAGGGAGCATTTGAGGAAGCATTCAAAGCTATGGCCCAGAATATAGGAAACGTAAATCCTGAACTGGGTAAACTTATGAGAACTGCTGCTCAACTTATTCCTCTTATAAAATCAGCATCAAAAGCTGCTACAACTGGACTTAAGGGAATAAAGGCTGGTCTTGCTTCTACAGGTATAGGACTCTTAGTGGTTGCCCTCGGAGAAATTGTAGCTCACTGGGAAGAAATATCAAATTGGGTAAGCAAAGTTCTTGGAAAACAGAAAGACTTAACAGATGAGATTAAAAAATCTAAAGATGCTGCAAATGACCTTAAAACTAGCTTTGAAGAATTCTTTAATACCTATAATGATATATGGATAGGCCTTGGATATTCAACAGAGCAAATGGCTCAAAGTAGAGTTAAAGTAGCTAGGCAAGCTGTATCAGATAATGAAAGACAGATTAAACAGCTTGAAGAATATAAAAGACTAATTGATGAGATTGATAAGACTAATTTAGCAGAAATTGGTCAAGGTTTCAAAGAGGTATTTACTGGTGATAAAGAAGGATGGAATAAAGAAATTAAAGACTTTTGGGAATTAGTACCTAAAATTGAAAAAGATTTGAAGCACAAAGTAGACTCTATGGGTAATGAGATTTCACGTCTCGGAGAAAAAGGAGGAGTTTATTTAAATTCTCAGCTTCATTTTGGAATGGTTAATGCAAAAAAAGAAATAGATAAAGATATTAAAGACCTTAAGGAAAAAAGTAAAGACCTAGAATCAATTCAAACCCAGGCTGAAGTTAGTTATAAACAATTTCAAGAAAATGCTCTTGAGTCTGCTAGAGAGAATGTTAAACAAGCCAATGATGCCATTAAAAGTGAAACTGAGCTTAGACAAGAAAGATACAAACAAGAATATTTTGACTTTGCTAATAGAATAGAGCTACAGAAGAAATATACTATTGAATCAATAGAAGACGAAGAGGAAAGAAATAAAGTTCTCATATCTCTAGAAGATGAAAAGAAAAAAGGCCTACTAGCACTAGAAAAAGAGTATAATAAAGACATTAATGAAATCAGAAGGAAACAATGGGAATCTTCTGATGCATATAAGAATCTAGAACAAGCAAAATCTGATGCTAAATCTCTCTATGATTCTCTTAAGGACTATGGTGAAGATGAACTTGAGCTCCTAGATAAAAACTATGTTGAGCAGTTAGTTCTTCTTCAAAGATTTAACTATGATACTACAAATCTTACTAAAAAGTGGCAAGATGATAGAGAAAAATTAGTTAAAGAAAATTATCAAAAAGAACAAGAGGAGCTTAAAGAACAAGAAGAAGAAAAGCTAAAAATTAAGAGAGAAGCCTTACAGAAAGCCTTAGATCTACAGAGCAATACTGAGTTCTTAAATACTTCAAGTGCAGAAACCATGTGGACTATAAATACAAAGACACATGAGACTGATGAAACCCTAGAGAATCAAAAGCAAGATAGACTCTACGAGATAGCAGAACAAGGATATAAGGATAGAATTGAACTATACAAGCAATATATAGAAACCCTTGATGAAACTTCTGATGAGCACTTGAATATATCTAGGGAACTGCATGAAGAAGAGATGGGACTGGCAAAGCTTCAGTATGATTATCAGGTAGAACTAGAAGATAGACTCCTAGAAAAGAAAAAAAAGAATCTCCAGATAATGCAGGGAATGTTCCAGGCTTATGGAGAATTAGGAAGTACTGTAGCTGGTCTAATTGCTGATGCATCTGAAGAGGGTACTGAAAGATGGAAAGCAGCCAGAATTACAGAAACAGTTATCAATACTATATCTGGTGCTGCCGGTGCTTTCATGCAAGGTATGTCTTCTTATCCTCAACCTTGGGGTGCTATAATTGGTGCCGCCGGAGCTGCTGTTGCTACTGCTACTGGTGCTGCTCAGATAGCTAAGATTAAATCAACCCAGATTGGAACCTCTAGTGTATCTGGTATAGCTGCAAATTCTTCTGGAGTCGGTGTTGAGCCTCTTCTAAATCCTGACTATGACCTTCAAAGAATGACTAACCTTTCTCTACAATCTGATGCCTATCTACCTGGTAAGACTCAGGTATATGTCCTAGAGTCTGATATCCAAGAAGTAGGAAATAGAGTTCAGGTAAGAGAAAATAACGCAACTTTCTAATCCTATGAAAATACCAGTCTATGAAGCCCTTATCACTTCAGAGGATGAGGGTATCTTAAACGTATCCCTAGTTGACCTCCCAGCTGTAGATTCTAATTTTATGGCTTTCAGAGACCTAGAGAAAGAACTAAAATTTAAAGTACAATCCGAGGAACAAAGACTGATAACTGGTGTTCTTATGAGAGCTAACTATAATATCTACCGAGAGGACCCACAACTTGGTTCATATTATATCAAGTATTCTCCAGAGACAATCAAGGTTATGGCTGAAAAACTCTTTAAGGATGGAAATCAAAGTTCCATAAATATAATGCACATACCGGGTAGTAATGTCTCAGGAGTTTATCTACGTGAACTCTTCATTAAGGACACAACTAGAGGTATTGTTCCAGAGGGTTTTGAAACTATAGAGGATGGTAGTCTATTCGCAACTTATCATGTTGAGAATGATGCTATCTGGAATGAGATTAAGAATGGAACTTTCAAGGGTTTCTCTCTGGAAGGGCTATTCAAAGTAGAACAACTAAAAACTAAAGATGAAGAGATGAGTTTAAAATCTAAATTCATGAAAGCTCTCTTGAAATTTGGTGAAGTTCAGACAGACAAAGGAACTATTTATTGGGCCGGTGAGGAAGACCTTAAAGCCGGAGATGAAGTTTTCAATGAATCTTATGAACCACTAGAGGATGGAGAGTATCAAACCGAAGACCAGAAGACAATTGTGGTTGTTGATGGTAAAGTATCCGAGATTAGAGACCCTGAAGCAGAGGTTTCAGATGAGCCTAAGGAGGAAGAATTTGAAGAGGAAGTCATTTCCGAGGAACCGGCTGAAGTAGTAATTGAAGAGCCTGTCCAGGAAGAAGTGAGAGACCTTGCAAGAGAACTAGATGAACTCAGAGAAGAGGTTGCTGAACTTAAGAGAGCCTTAGAGTCCATCAAAGAGCAGCTGGCAGAACCTGTTGCAGAACCAGTTGCAGAAGAATTTAAAAAGACTACAGTGAAGGATACTAAAATGAGCAAAGCTGCAAGAATCCTATCACACTTACACGACTAATCTAACGTTTAACTTAAAAATTAATTATTAACTATGGCTAATTCATATGTTGTTACCTCTCTTCCAGAGTATGTAGAGCAGAGAAGAGAAGAACTTATTGCTAAATCCGTAATGGGTGCTAAGACTCTTGATTATATCAACCTTCAGACTGGTGTTAAGGGTCCCACTGCTTTAAATCTTATTGACTTTGATATCACCCTTCAGGATGATGCTTGTGGTTGGAACGAGGCTGGTACTAGCACTCTCACCCAGAGAATCATTGATGCAAAGCCTTTCAGAGTAAATATGGCTGTTTGCGACAAGAGCCTCTATGGAACTTGGGCTCAGTATCAGGTTAAAGTTGCTGCCGGGAAAGTTGCTTCTGACCTTCCTTTCGAGCAGGATTTCGTAAATGGTGTCCTCAATGGCATCCAGGAAAGAGTTGAAGAGCTCATCTGGCAGGGTGATAAATCCAATGCTGGTGAATTTGATGGTTTCCTAACTATCCTTGGTAATGCTACTTCCGCCACTGGTACAACCAAGATGGCTCTAGTAAGTGAGGCTTATGCTGCTCTTCCTTGTGAGGTTGCTGGCAAGTCTGATGTTGTTATCTTCGTTTCCTGTGCTACCTTCAGAGCTTGGATGCAGGAACTCGTAGCCGCCAACCTTTATCACTACAACCCTGGTAATGAGGGTGCTATGGAATATATGCTTCCTGGAACTAACGTAAGAGTCATTGCTGTTCCTGGTATGGCTGATGATAAGGCTGTTGCTGGCAGACTTTCCAACTTCTTCTATGGCACTGACCTAGAATCTGACATGGAGACCTTTGACCTCTGGTACAGCAAAGATAACAGAGAGTTCAGAATTGATGTTTCCTTCATTGCTGGTGTTCAGATTGCTTATCCTAGCGAAGTTGCTTTCTATACTCTCTAATCTAGATGAAATCATGGGGTAGAGAATTCCCTTTACCCCATTCTATAAATTAACTTTAAAAACGTATATAATATGGCATGTTCAACCCTTAATGGCGGTATTGTATTTGATACTTGTGCCCGTTCTATGGGTGGTATCAATAAAGTATACCTAGCCAACTATGCTGATGTTGATTGGGCTAATTTTGATATTGACCCTAAGAATGTAGGAGAACAGGGTAGCGACCTTGATGCTGACTTCAGAATCACTAGTATTCCTATGCTATCTGGTGCATCCCACTATGGCTTCTTCTCATTCCAGGTCAGAAAAAATACTGGCTCAATGACATCAACCCTTAATGTTGATGATAATACTGGTTCTTCTGTTTCTACTGACCTTGTTATGGACTGGAGAGAAATGGAATATGAAAAGAGAAAAGCTATGTCTGCTTTCCTTCAGGGTGAGTTTGTAGCTATTGTAAGAGATGCTAATGGACACTACTGGTTCCTAGGTGCTAATCTTCCTGTCAGTGCTTCTGCTGGTACTGGTGAAACTGGTACTGCAAATACTGATGCTAACCACTACACAATCACTCTCAATGACGTTTCCAATGACTGGCCTTTTGAAATCAAGGTTGGAACAGGTGGTGTAGTAATCAATGACCTTCTTGACCCTACCGACCCTGAACACGAATAATCTAATCATTTTATAAACCCTAAAGCCTCCTATCTGGACAATGCTCTAGGTAGGAGGCTAAATTTTTATAAGGTATGGTACTAGTAGTAAATAAAGATAAACCACAAACTATATATCTACCTAAGAATTTTTCCATCTATGAGAGTTATTTTGACTTAGAGATTTATTCACTGGTATCTAACTACCGGTATCTCTATAGTGGAATCATAGATGAAGGAATCTACAATAACTGGTACGCATTTACCCTAGACTTTAGTCAACTTCCACTTGGTGAGTATCAATATAAACTAAGACCAAAAGCCAATCTCTTAGGGGACTTTAACTTAGATTTTTCCTTAGATTTCTTCGTTCAGGGTGATGGAGATAGAAAGAAAGAGCTCCTGAGTTATGGAGTTCTTCAGATTGGTAAATATAGGGATGGTTCAAAGACGTACCGGAAGGGATTTAAACAAAAACAATACAATCCTACTTTTTAACTGATATATAATGAAAAATAATAAAGAACCCAATGAGGAAAAGACTATGTTTATCTCTCTTCGTGCAATTGATGAGTACATAGAGAGTAATATAGTAAAGCCAACCGAAACAGCTACCGCACGTGGGTTTGTCAGCTGGGGAAAGAATAATGATTTCCCAGATTACCTCTTAGACCTCAGGGAAAATGTATCAACCCTTAGAGCCTTAGAGGATGGACTTAGAGACTATATTGCTGGTGATGGTGTAGAAGTCTGGTATCCGCAATTTCAAGACCAAGTTAATCAGAAAGGACAGACTCTAGAAGATATCATGGGTTATATAGCTGAAGATATTGCTGTATATGGTGGATTTGCTCTGAATGTCTTAAGAAATAGAGTGGGAGGAGTGGCAGAAATATATTACCTACCATTCTTCAATATTCGTGTTTCAGAGGACCTTCAGACTGTCTATTATGCACAAGATTGGGGAAAGACATTTGGAAGAGTTAAGTACATGGAATATCCTGCCTTTAATCCTTCAGACCTCACACAATATTCAAGTATCTTCTACTACAAGAACTCTCATGGTCTATCTGTATATCCTCAGCCAGTCTACTCAAGTGCACTCATAAGTTGTGAAACAGAAAAGCTGATAAATCATTTTCACCTCAATTCAATCAACAATAACTTCAATGGTTCTTATATCATCAACTTCAATTCTGGAAAACCTAATCAGACCCAGAAAGAAGAAATTGAGGACCACTTCTATGACAAATATACCGGTCCAGAAAATGCCTCTAGACCAGTCCTTTGTTTCAATGATTCCAAGGATAATGAGACAACTATAGCAAAGATAGACAGTGAAGACTATGGTGAGAGATATAAAACACTCTCGGAAAGAACAAAACAAGAACTATTCACTGCCTTCAGAGCTGTTCCTAATCTTTTCGGAATTATGACAGAGACTACAGGATTCAGTGAGCAAGAATTTTCAGAATCTTTCAAACTTTTCAATAGAACAATGGTAAGACCAATCCAGAAGTCTATAAGCCGCTGTTTTGATAAGATTCTAGGAAAGGATTGGGGCCGAATTAAACCTTTTACTATTAACTTCGGAGAGGAGGAATAAGATATGTTAGATGTGTATAATGATGTTCTCTTGACCTCTGAAGAATTTGTAAAATCTTATTCAAATATTTCCAATAACGTTAATGGAAAATACCTCAGAGTTGCAATTCGTGAAGCTCAAGAGATAGAACTACGTGAAATTCTTGGAAGCTGTCTACTGAATAAATTAAAAGCCTTAGTGGAAGCAGAAGAACTAGAACTCCCGGAGAATGGAATCTACATGGAAATTATAGACCAGTGCCAATACTTCCTAGCTTATACTGCTGTCAAGAATCTATGTCTTACTACCAGCTATAAGATTGATAATATAGGTGTATCTCAGACTTATGATGAAAATATACAGTCTATGAGCCTTGAAGATACCTATAACATCATGGAACAATACGCACGGAAGGCTGACTATTTTTGCCATCTCCTCCAGGAATTTCTAATCTCAAGAAAAGAATTTATCCCAGAGCTTTCCGACAGTCAGTGTTCTTGTATCCAGGCTAATCTTTATCATGCTGCTACTGGTGGAATCTGGATGGGTGGAAGAAGAGGTAAATATAGTGAACATGGATGCTGTAAAGGAGGACGTTCCGAATGACTCTATTTGAAGTAATCAGAACTATAAATGAAGTAGCAGCATCTGAACCTAATATTAATACCTTAGTTCTCAGTGGAAATGTTTTTGACTTGAATACTAATAATATCACAGTCAAGTATAGTGCCTTCTGCTGTGAACAAATGACTCATCAACATACAGAAGAAGATTTCTTATCCTATGGTTTTAGATTCTATTTTGTAGACAGACTAACGGAGGATTCAAGAAATAAAATTGAAGTCCAGAGTAAAGGAATACAGACTCTTGAAAGTATTCTACATAAGCTGAGAGACCTTGATATCTTTGACATCTACTATGACTACTACTATACACCATTCACTAATAAATTTGAAGCCTGGTGTGCTGGTGTCTACTGTGAGTTAAGAATTCAAGTTCCCGCCGACTACTGTTATGATGATATTAAAGACCTCCTTGGAGACTTTAATATAGACTTTAACCTGGATTTCTGGGTAAAACCTATTGTAAATTCTTAATTGTAAAATATAAAAATGGCTAATTTTAATGATATAAAACACGAAATAGACCAGAATGTAAATACTAATGGAGTTCAAGCTATCACTGGTGCTATCCTTAATGAAACACTTAAGGATATGATTGATGAGGTAGATGAAAAGAAGCAAGATACTCTAGTTGCAGGTCAAAATATCACTATCCAAGGTAATGTTATCTCAGCTACCGGTGGAGGTGGAGGACAGGAATACTATGAAGGAAGAGCCATAGATATTGATTCTAGTAATAGAATTAATGTTGTTCCTTCAGAGCTTCCTTTCTATTTAGCTGGAAGAGGATTAAATTCTGTTGGTGGAAGACTTGCTGTAGATTATGATTCTATCCCATCAGAGATTGCAGGAAATGGACTTCGGGATGATGGAAATGGAAATCTAGAAGTTAATCCTTCTGAATTAGCTGGTGATGGACTTGATGTAGACCCCAATGGAAAACTTGCTGTTGATACTACAAATCTCCAGGAAAAACTTCAGGCTGGTGCAAATATTCAAATCTCTGGCAATACTATAAGTGCAACAGATACTACTTATAGTGCTGGTCAAGGTCTACAGCAGAATGGAAATGTATTCTCCGTCAAGGCTGGTTCAGGACTTGGTTTTGATGCCAATGGAAACTTAATTAATACTGGTGGAGGCGGTGGTGGAGCTACTTATACTGCTGGTTCAGGTATAGATATAGATTCTAATAATGTTATCAGTGCTAAAACTGGTCCTGGTCTTCTTGTAGACCCTTCAACAAATAACATTGAACTAGACAGAAGTGCTCTAAATTTCTTACCTCTAGAGGGTGGTATACTTCAGGATACAACTCCTGCAAATGATACTACTCTCACCGTTATGGATGGTATGAATGAGGACTATGTAAAGATAGTAGCCCCAGAATCCGCCAGTGAAAAACCACACGTAGAAATATTTGAGAATGGTTCTGGTGATACTAAATTCTACTATGACCACCTAGAGAGAGGAACACAGACTACTATAAACTATCCTACACAAAGTGGTACTCTTGCATTAACTTCTGATATTCCTTATGCACCGGTATATTCTGGTGGAGATGCTATAGATGTTGATACAAATACTGCCACTATCTCTGTAAATTATAGTGGAGGAGGATTATATCTAGATGGAAATAATCAACTTGGTGTAGATTATAATTCTATTCCAGGACCTATTGCAGGAAATGGACTTCAAGATGATGGAAATGGACATCTACAGGTTGATACTAATGTTATCCAGGAAAAACTTGTTGCCGGACAGAATAT